AAACCCCATTATTTTTAATTGACACAACAGGCAGAAGTCCTCCCAGCTCTCTGTTTAGATAAAATCCATGTTAAAAAGAGAGTACACGAATCGTAACTATAAGGTCATAATTTATAGCAGTTATCATAATCTGATTATCCTTTAGTGATATAGATATAATTTTATCAGCACTAGAGAATATCTTCGTAACAATGCCGGTAGAATCAACATAAATCATCATTTCTCCGTCATTATGGCTGACATATACGAATTCATTGGTAGGAGCACCTATACTAAATGATACTCCTGGCCGTATTGTTTCATAATATTCAGTTCGTTTTATTCCATTTGTTGGCAGAAGTCCTCCCAGGTCGCCAACAGGCCGAAAATCTTGTCTAAATTCCTACCTGTGTGAGCGTACTAATATCTATATCTACTTTAGTTGCTGAAATGGCATTATCCATAGAAACACGATTGGTAAAATATATCAAAGCTCGTGAGAATACAGGCATATATACATAGTAGTTATGATCTCCATCCTTGTATATTTTCAGCAAATTAGGACCAATACTCTTTACAACGGACACTCCTTTAACGTGATGTGATACAAAAGAAAAGATGTCTGCGTTCTCGCTATTCCCTTCTCCAATAATATCAAAAGTAACGTTTATATCTTTAGGATAATTCAGTTTGTATAAAGCCCCTTCTCCTAGCATGTGATTTACCAAAAAATAGTTTTCATTTAACTGAAGTTCTCCCAGATCGAAAGATTAGGATTAATATTGTCGAATTTGATTATTTGGGAGGAAATAGCTAAATTTAAAATAAAAATATGCTAGAGAAGATACGATACAGGTTGGTCTTTAACCGCCAAAAGAAACTGAATAAGCAGGGCACGGCTCTTGTACAGGTTGAAGCCTATTTGAACCAAAGGAAAATCTACTTGAAGACAAACGTGTACCTCAAACCGGAGTGCTGGAGCCGTGAGGGGGCACAAGTCATTAACCATCCCCAGTCTAACGAACTCAACACAATGCTCTATGAATACATCCTGTATCTGCAAGGCATAGAGTTGGGGTATTGGAAGCGCGGAATACCTGCCACACTCTCACTACTGAAGGATGCTGTCAAGAAGAAAAGTACGGTGAATGTCAGCTTCTCCACTTTTGCCAAATCAGCCATTGACAATTCGGACAAGAAGCAGTCCACCAAGGACAACCTGCACTCGACACTGGCGGTCCTGCATGATTTCCGTTCCGGATTGGACTTCAAGGACCTTACCTATACATTCCTTCGTGATTTTGAGCAATACTTGAGAGAAAAGGGCAATGCGGTCAATACGATAGCCAAGCACATGAGACAGCTCCGTACCTTGGTCAATGAGGCAATCAACCAGGGATATATGCACGCCGACGCTTATCCGTTCAGAAAGTACAAAATCAAACAGGAGAAAGGCAGACATGAGTTTCTTACCCCGGACGAGCTGAAGAAGCTGGAAACGGTCGAGGTGGAAGAGGAATCCATGCGCCATGTGCTCGATGCCTTCTTGTTTTGCTGCTATACCGGACTCCGCTATTCCGATTTCTGCCAGCTATCTCCGGCCAACTTTATCAAGGTAAACGGCAAACGGTGGCTGTACTTCAAATCCGTCAAGACAGGGGTGGAAATCCGTCTGCCGTTACATCTGCTGTTTGAAAGCAGGGCATTGGGCATTCTTGACCGTTATCCGGATATCGGAAGTTTTGCCGCTTTGCCTTGTAACTCGGAAGTGAATAAGCAGCTTCGAAAGCTGGCCGGGTTATGTGGTATCAAAAAGCGGATAACCTACCATGTGAGCCGTCATACCTGTGCCACCCTGCTGGTTCATCAGGGAGTTGCGATTACAACAGTCCAGAAGCTGCTCGGACATACTTCCGTAAAGACCACACAGATTTATTCGGAGGTACTTTCCAGCACCATTGTGCGTGACTTGAAAAATCTTCAAAGGAAAAGGAAAAAAGTAAAGATGTTTCCTGATAAAGGTTTGAGAACATCTGATTTTATAGACAACCG